TGGAAGAATAATAAAGAGCACCTGTAGTTGGAAGAACTTCATTATTCCAACCAGTATTAGTCCACAGGCAACTAATATCACCACCATCAATTAATTCTGCTGCTTTCTCATAAGAGTTGAAATGTTCAACCAATTTGACACCATTGAACTCAGGATATCCATCATAGTGGCAATATACTGAAAGAATTGAATCATCTGCGAGTTGAATACCGATGCGTGAACGAGTTGACATTTGAATTGGTTGATTTGAGTGGTTACACTATAGAGACACTTTACACGTCCCCCCTTGAACATACTTACTTAAAACTTACATTCACTCCAATGACTTTTGCAGTTGGATTACGTGCAAGTGCCGTAACTTTTGCATCCTGATTGTTATTTGCCTGCACCTGTTCCTTAAACACTTTTCCACCAACATAGAGATCGACGATGAATTTCATGAGAAAACCTTTGGTAAACCAGCAACAATTAGAAAAGATAAAAGAGCAACAATATCCCAACACTTATGGCGAATCATATATGGAATGGCAAGAGAATTGCCCACCAGATATAATCTACAACCTAAAGTTGTGTCGTGATACATTGTGATAATGTAGGCAAAACAAATAATGAAACTGGAAAGAATACGAGCACGATTTTCAATCATGTTTTGAACTCTCAATAGTTAAAGAGAAATAAGACATTACCACAACTCCGATTCAATTACTTGAGAGAAAACAACACCAATACTATCACAGAATCGTTCTGCTGCTTCCCACAGGGTTGCTGAACGATCATCTTCAAGTTCATCAGCATCCACACATAACTCTACCATATCAAAACCATTCGGAATCCATGAAGTAGAATCTGTGGGCAGAAAGAACTCTACACCAACTTCAACAATTGTTGGGTTGGTAGTGTGTTGAATGAAGGAAGGCATGATCTGAGTTTGGTGCTTACACTATAGAGACACTTTACACGTCCCCCCTTACTAACTCCAAGATTTCTCCAGAGTGAAGTTGAGTCTGCTAAACTCTGTGCGATTCACAACTTTGTATGAACCATACTTGTTAGTAATCACATATCCTTCGTGTTCACTACTGCGACCATCAATCTCGCAAGAAATGTTTCTGTCGGCACGAATGTAGAAGAACAAATCCATTTTTATGGACTCTACAAGTTTCCACAATCTAATCAGGTTCTTGTCACAATTACACTTCTCGGCAATTTCATACTCACACACTTTGCGATTCTCACGAATACAAAGGTTGATCTCTTTCTTGATCTTGACTGCTTCTTTTTCGGACACAAATTCACACAAAGTGCTCATCTGTCTGGCAAAGTTACAGAAGTCAAGAATATCTTCACGATCATCAGTTATAGACACTCTGGGACGCACCCATAAGACATTAGAACAGGCACGAACTTTCGCACCGAAGGATGCACTACAATCACGAAGATTGCTCCCAGAATAGGTTGTATGAGGGGCAAAGATGATCGGTTGAGTGATTACATTTGGAAACTTATATGTGATAGTATTGGGGCAATAAGTGTCAGAACCACCATAACCAATAAAGTCTCCCTGAATAATACCAGAGATGCGTGGCAAATAATCATAACAAGCATGAAGAATTTCTGCAACTTTACCCGTATGATTTACATCAATTTCTTCATGGGAATGATTGATTTTGATTTTGATTTTATTGAAGACACTTTTAGTGCCCACAAAGAATTTACCATTCTCTGGGTTTGTACCAAAAACTATTGCAGGAGAACCATCAATTTTAACGGTAATCTTTGATTTTGCAGTGAACCAATTCAGTACAGATAGGTCACCTGCAAGAATACAATCTTCTGGATGTTCTAAGTGTGTGTTCTTCATGGGATTAGTTAGATTTTTTCATTCCAAACTCGTAATGCCTCAAATCCATTTTCGTCCGTACCCATTTCATATTTAATTGTCCAATTAGGTTGGCAAGTGAATGTTGCTTCAATACCTTTCATTCCAACATGATAGTTTTTACCTGCTGCCCAAGATGATTTGTTGATTCGTAGAACAGTTTGATGTGCCATAATTTTTTGGTTTGTGGTTACACTATAAGGACGCTTTGTGCGTCCCCCCTTCTTTCAAAAATCCAAATACCTTTCAATTGCTTCATCAATCGAATTTGATAATTTTAGAGGTGGTAAAATAGAATTAACTTCACCAATATTACATTGATAATAGTCACCAAGTTTTAATTCAATCATTGCACCATCTGCACCTTCTTGATATAAAGAACGGGCAATTTCATCTTCCACAATTACAACACGACGAGCAGTAAGATCAATTGCCAAAAGATAATCGTAAGTGGAATTTTGTTTGAAATCTTCAACTGTCTTTGTTTCAGAAAGAAAAGATTTGACCTTAAACTTTTTAGTGGCATTAATATCTTTACGTCTATAAAATAAATTCTTTCCCATCTTCATTTCAATCTTAATAAGTTTCTGATTATTATCCTCCCAGACAAAATCATATCCGTTTTGATCAACTCGTATAAGATTTGAGAACTTTGCGAGTGCTTTTTCTACAGCAGTTGAACGGGCAAAGTTATCAGCATTAGAGCAGAATCCTTTATCAGAATAAAGAGAATCAACAACACCAAAAACTTTACTCCAGTTTACACCAGATTCTAAATGGTCAATTAGATGTGTCATAAAAAATCATTTGGTTTGAAGGGTTGACCATTACACTATAGGGACACTTTACACGTCCCCCCTTGAGTTTATTCTATGGGTAGTTGTGCAACACTCTTACCCTTTCTTAAGGAATCAATATATTTCCTTGCAGAACTTTCAGTTCTACATAACTTCAACTGTTGCCCATCATGTAGTATCATAAGTTGCCCCACGAAAGGTATTGCTGCATACACACCCTTATCAATCAAGAATCCTTCATTCATTTGTGTTACTTTCCAAAAAATCGATGTTTTCGTTTGTGGTAAATGACCTATCACACCCCTAGGATAGAATCGTTAAAAAATCAGGTTTTGACCCCAGTGGTGGACTGGGGTCTCATTGAGTCTCACCTACGAACCACCGATATTGCTGGTTCTCCCTTGTGAAAAATAGTATCAACAACTGCCTGAATGGATCGTGAAGTTGAGATACCAACTTTATCATACACGGGAACAACAACCAGACCAAACTTCTTGGATGAGTCACCCAAACGAATCACACGTCCAATAGTCTGCGAAATACCAATGTAGTCCATATTGCGCATAAACAATACTGCCTCCAATCCTGATACATTAATGCCCTCAGATAGAATGCTATGATGTATCACAACAAACTTCTTGGATGAATCTTTGCCCCAGGCATTGAGAGTATCAAAAAATACCTCACGATTGACTTTCTTGCCGTCAATGACAGAACCAGTCTTGGCAGTAATCATCATCCAGGAATATCCACGTTTCTGTAGTTCAGAACAGAAAGGAGATTGTGATATCAACCCAACGATTTGCTTGGTGCTGCGAGCACAAATCAGAATCTTGCTGATGCTCTGATCATCAATCGTTTCCAGTAGATTGTCTGCATCTCTCTCATATATCATCTGCTTGTCTTGCACCATCGCAAGTTGCTTGATGACAACTTTAGGGGGCAATATGTAACCTTGATCCACCAATTCAGGAGCAGGAACTTGACAGATGACATTACCATAAACCTCAGGAAGATTCATTCCTGGTTTAGACACCGTAAGAGAATGTTTTGGAGTTGCAGTCATAAAGTAGCAACGATTTGCATTCGCAGAGAAGTGCTCTGTTGCAGGGAAAAAGTTGCGTTTGACGGAATTATGTGCCTCATCAAAATATATCGTATCAACATCAATCTCGGCATCAACCAGACGTTGAAGAGAGTTATAGGTTGTGAATACCAACTTGTGACGTGAGTTATGAGTATCCACCCACTGACGGATTGTATCCGGATTTGTGGTGGATTCGTGATGAGTTTCTCCACTGTGAACGTGAAGAACTTCTGCATTCACAATGAACTCCAGAAACTCACTGGATAACTGCTCTGCAAGCAGAATGCGAGGGCAAACAACAACAATGGTCTGTGGAGTTTCTTTAGCAAACTCTTTGAGTGCATCAGCAATCATAGTAAGAGTTTTCCCTGCCCCAGTTGGTTTTATAAGTTGACCTTTGTTGTGCTTGGACATAGCATCAACACCACGAATTTGGTGAGGACGAAGAGAAATCATTGGTTTGGTGATAATGATGAAGTTCAGTTTGCTTGTGTTTTCAGATTCTTAAGTTGCTCCTGAATACTGAGCATTGCCGAACGACTATATCCTGTCGCATAAGGATAAGATAGTTCACTACGTTTGGATTTGGAATCTACATTATAGCAAACATTAATCGCATCTGCAAGATGCTCAATCAGAGTCTCAAGAGTTGTGATCGGAACATTCACAGTTTTCATAATTTTGAAGTAGTTACACTATGGGGACACTTTACACGTCCCCCCTTATAATCATTTAGAAGTATATTTGTTCTTAAGTTCTTTTTCAGATTTAATTGGAGGTTTTCCTTCTTTCTTTCTCTTTGCGTTCACTGAATCAATAACCTCATCTCTTAATGCACGTTCACCTTTTTTAACAGTTGCTTTTTGTTCTTTATTTGAGAGACCAGATGGTTTAGGTGGAGTATATCCAGGAGCAGGTTTTGGTGCTTTTGTTTTAGTTGATAGAAGTGAAGATGCCCCTCTTTCTAAATCTCTTGGTTTTGGTTTAGTTTCTGTTGAAGATTGACCAGATTTTTTTGCGGCAATTCTTTTCAGTGCTGCTTTCTTTCTTTCTTCCTTTGATGCTGCCATTAGTGCTGCTGCAACTTTACTAGACCCACGTTCTCCTTCTGGTTGTTGAACTGTTACAGATGTTGGTTTTGGAACACCAATATCTTTACGATCTTTATATCTTTTACGAGGTGCAAACTTACCACCACCAATTGCTTTTTTTCCTGTAACTTCTGGATCAGTTTTTGTTCTTTTTCTACCGATACGTCCACCCTCACCAGGACTAATTATTTGTGCCCCAGACCTAAACTCAGCATCGTATGCTTCTTTACAAAATTCAGGAAAAGACTTCATTTTAGCAGTGTGGAGAACCTTTGATATATTTATACCATAAAGCACCTTCCCACCAAAAAGGCAGGAAGGTGGACACTTCTCAAACTGATTTTTTAATCAATACTCTTCGTCTTCAATTACCTCCTCGGTAGGTGAAACTTTTGGTCCTTTTGCTACGAGATCATTTTCTTTGAAGAAACGTATTCTTTCATGTCGGGCAAGAGTCAAAAGTTCATACTTTTCTTGTTGCTCTTCTGTGAAGTTGAAGTTTTGTTTCCTCCAAGAATCACGAAGTTCTTTGAGATGAGGCAGAACGTTTACAGTGTTGGTCATTTACTTGTTGAGGGGTGATTTGTAGAAACGTGTGAATGCAGTTACGATAATAATCAGTGTGGAGATAACACCGACAAAACCCAAATAGGTTACGGCATCACCAGTGAAATTGAAAGTGTCGGGAGTCATCATTAGTAATCAATGTTTGAGTTGAGATAATCATTGACATCGAACTTTTCATCTTGTTCGATAGATTCGTTCATCTCCTCTACAAAATCAAAAGAAGAGAACTCTTCAATTGAAATGTCATCAAAGTCGTCCATTTGTTTTCGGTGGTTACACTATAGGGACACTTTACACGTCCCCCCTTTTAGTTACGATTTAACAATTAAGATCTCATGAGACTCTTTTTTACTATGAGACACACCACGATCTTCCTTATTCTTTCCGACTCTTGTTTCTCCTGCTTGATATGAATAGTGCCATTTGGGATAATGTAACTCAAAGTCTTTATAATACTCACGGATTGTTTCGCAGTTATTATATGAGAGAATAAAACTACCTTTGTGATTATGTAACAAATCTCTCAACTTTTCATGATCAAATCCTTTATGATGCACATCAATGTTACAGTTAGGATACATTCCTTTTAACATCTTATTATCAGAATCCTTTTCCAAATAATATGGAGGGTCAAGATATAACAAATCATTTTGATAGTGTGGAATTACTTGATCAAATGTTTGTTCTTCTACATGTAGTTTAGGATTGTGATAAGATCTGATGTAATGTACCATCTTATCCCATTTTGTTTGACTTTCATATATTTTACTTATCCACCCCATATACATCGGACCATAAGAAAGATTATGATTAAAATAATAATATGCAGCAGCAGTAATGCTATCTAAATGAATAGGAGTACGTTTGTAATGATCAGTATTCCAATCTTTAAGCATTTCTTGTGTATAATCCCACTTAAGTAAAAGATCTTTAATTTCTTCGTATCTTTTTTTAGTAGGAGACAACTCCTGAAGTTTATCTGCAAACTCATTTGGTGAGATTAGCAAAACATTCCAGAAGTTGACAAGTGCATGAAAAATATCAAACCCATAAACATCAATATCTAATTCAGATGACCACTTAGACTCTAAACTACCTCCACCAATAAATGGTGAAATAATTCGTTGTGGATATGGAAGTTTTGGGATATGTTCAGTAATGATTTTATATGCTTTAGATTTACCACCAGCATATCTAATTGGTGTTTTCATACTCGGGGATCTGAGAATTTACTTGAAATCTTGACTGCATCAGAAATAGTTTCTTTACCAATGCGATAAGCAGAGGCAAAGTTTTGTGCTTCACAATATTCTGCATATTTTTCTAGAATAAAGTATAACACATAACGATTAGATTTCCTATCAGTGAATGGTTTCACCAAACCATCTTGTGAGATAACCACAGGGAGAACTTCAGTTATATATTTAAAAAACCTCTGTTTTCTCCCATTGGTTAAAGTATCAACAAACTCTTGCAACAGGACCATCGAACGAAGTGCAGTTCCATTCACATACTTTGTATTTGGAAATAGTTTTTTCCAAAGTCTATTACCCCTCAAAATTTTATCAAAATTGTCACTGCTATAATCAATAGTCATGAACCAAAATTGATAGAATCCTTTTAATTCCAGTGCATCATCTTCAGTAGAACCAAAAGATCCATCCACAATAAGATTCAGAGACAAGAGAACTTCCTGAACCCAAATTGCTTCTGGTTCTTTCCAAATAACACCTGCACGAATTTCTTCCAGTTTTGAAAGTTTTTTCCTAAAAGTATTAAGTTCGGTAAAAACTTTTGCTTCTGCCTCTTCACATTGCTGAAGAGTATAATCTTCGGGGTGCCTAATAATAGCACTCATATATGGATTTTCTACACAACTTTGTAGATATTTGATTCCCCTGTGTTGTCCATCAATGACTCTTGAACCACGTTCAGATTCAGGCAGAGAATCTGGCCGAATGGCAATCACCATTGGAAGAAGTAGTGTCCAATTCATTTGTCCCTGCTTTTTTAACGAAGATGCAGAGAGCAACCTTTGGTATTTTACTTCTGGTAAAAGTATCTGCACCTCAGTGCGTGTTAATTCTTTATATTCTAACTTAACTCCCATCGCACCAGTTGGTACGTTTAAATAGGCGAATTGTTGAGCAAGTTGCTCTAGAGTCTTAGACATAATAAATGCCTCCTTGGCATATTTTTGTTTTTGTATACACTATTTTGTGTATACGAATATTATATATGGGATTTTTAATTTCGTCAAGCAGAAACTACTTGATATGTTAGGTTTTCTTTAATAAAAGGATAAAGACCAGAAGCACGAACACCATGATTCATAGAACCACAATGATCTTTACCTCCACGAATCTCAAGATAAAAAATTTCTTTGTTCTCGGCACAAACAACTATTTTTGCACCATCAGTCACATGAACTTCATAATTAGAGTTTACATACAAATTAACCACATCTTTCATGTCATAAACAAAAGCATCTTCATCAATGTTTTTAAGAATTACTAACTTGTTTGCATCATAATTGTCACTAAACACTTTCTCAATTACATAACGAAAATTGTCTTTATTACGCAACCAGTTTGCTGCATTTTCAGCAGCATTAGAAAATACAGAAAAGAGTTCTGTATTTACCATATCATTGTTTTCAAATTTGAATTTGCGGTGGTTATATCCTGCAAGTTGAAACTTATAGACAGGATTGTTATTACCATAAAATTTCTCACTTTTATTTAATCTAGAAAGAAGTAACTGAATATTTTTTTCAGCACCTTTTACAGAGTAACGTAAATTTTCTTTAATAATATCAGGTTTTTGTTGTCCTTTTACAACATATGCAATGTTTCCTAAACGTTCAGCAAATACATCTTCTTTTTTATGCCCACCCTTTTTAACTTTAGATGCTAGATCACTAGTAGGAGCATGACGAGATCCATCATAACCTGATACAATAGTCATAATAATTTGTTTGGTTGGTGGTTACACTATAGGGACACTTTGCACGTCCCCCCTTAAGTTCTTATTTTGCACTTTCCTTGAAAAGATTTACATTACTCCAATCCTTTTTATATACAATCACGCATATATCCGCAGCACGATGAACTCCTACAGAAGTGCAGACACTCATATAATCATCACAAACAAATCGGACTTCTCCAATAAAGTTTTTATGTTCTACAATTACTCCCACTGCAAATGAGTTCATCTAAATGCTCTCTCCAGAGGTGTGATTTTGATTGGCATTGAAGTATATTGTGTAGTATTTTTAAAGTCTACAAGTTTACCAATGGTCTTACTATTTACAGGAGAATGAAACTTATAGGTCTTATAATTATAAAATCCCCATATGGTCTTTGTGAGTTTACCATTATTATAAGTAAATTCACGAGAACAACATAACCAAATCGCAAATACATCACGTTTGAACTGTTCTACAACATAGTAATGATCTTTTGGTGTTTTATGTAGAAACTGTGGAATCAAATCAATTGAGAGGGTCATCAGGAATGGAGAGAGCATCATAATCAGGATACATTACACTTACAATATATTGTGCTAAATCACGATTCGGAGCAATCACATCCACCGACACATCCAGATGATTAGGAACATCTTCGGGAGAATCTTGCATCGGCAGGGATATATCTACTCTCCAGACACGACCATTCTTGAGATGTGCCTCATAATCAACAATCATATCAGCACTCATTTGTTTTTTTTCCTCTGTGAAGTATTTAAGTTGAGCAATTTCAGATTCATATTCACGAACCTTATTTTCCAAGTATTTGATTCTTTTTTGATGATGTTCTGCAAGTTCGAGCAACATTCTTTGATTTTCTTTCATCATAGTTATGTTGTGAAGGAAGTTACAACACGGGATTCTTCATCTTCTGCAAGGGCAAATCTTTCTGCTTTGATTACATTCTCACGAAGTTTGCTATAATATTCAGTCCAGCCTTCATTGTCCCATTTAACTACAACATCAAAACATTCGTCATTATCCTCTGCAATCACATTTAACAATCCACCATATTCAGATTTCCACTGTGGAACAAAATAATCCAAGATGTAAAGAAACTTTTGTGCCATTAACCTTGCGATTCCTCACGATTTGTTTGATTATCATACCAGTTTTCATCTCCTTCGTCAAGTATATGGTCACTTGCTATGAACAAGAAACTCATTCCAGAAAAGAAAAGAAATCCCAATAAACTCATAAGAATCAAAGTCACGAACAGAACTCCGCAATAAAGTAATCAACGGTAATTTCAAGTTCTGCTGCTCGTGATTCTGCCCAGACAATAAAATCCTCCTGGAGTTTATCTACCTGTTGATCTTTACGAGATTTGTTGTAATTAATCATTTGGAAGCACCTTCTTTTACATTTTTTTCATAGTATTTTTTATATATTTTATCATCATTACAATCGGGATGCCACCCTGCCTGTGAACTACAGAACTCTACTTTTGCTTTTTGATAATCGTATGCCTTCAAAAGTTTAGCATCTCTTTGTATTGCCCAGGCATTCCACCCAAGAATACCTATCACACCAAGAAAAATGTAAATGAAATGAGTTCTTTTGAACACTTGAGATTTTCTCCGATTTACTTTTTTATTATAGCACAAAAAAAGACCCCTTGGAAGGAGTCTTTGTGTCAGTTTGGGAAGTGGTCTCAACCAATAATAGAATTTTTCCACTCTTCACTCATATTTGCCATAATCGCCAGAGCACTCTCATTAGTGTCGGCATAACCTTCATCAAGTAAGTGTGAGAGAACAAGATCATAGAGATCATAAGAGTTATTGAGTTTTTGTAATCTAGTCTTTTCAGCATGTTTTGCATTAGTAGCAGCAAGAAGTGATCTATTAATTGCACTGTTTGTGGGGTTAACAAAACGACTATTAATTCTATTTGCCCTTTTTGTTGCTTCGGGATCATTTCTTCTTTTCAGTGCATTTGCTCTTGCTTTTGCACGTTCAAGTGGTGGCATTTGCATACCAGCATCCGTTGAAGTTCTTGATCCTCTTTCTCCGATACTAGGAATATTTGCTACTGCATCTATTTTTCCACCACCTGTTACTTCATCAAGTGATTCTTCTTGCTCATAAACATCCAAATATGCTTCTGAAAGGTTGAGGTATTCCTGTGAGTTCATTTTACAATAACTTTTTAGTTATTTATATCTTATTATGTTTGTGGATTGCGAATATCAGTATCTCTGGTGCTAAAGTCTCTTTTTCTCCCACTATTTTTTTGAAATCCATGAGACTTATAAAACTTTGCTAACTTTGCCTTCTTACCTGGATCTGGATCTTGTGTAAGTGTCATTCTTTTGTTCTGTTTGTCCGCATACTTTGTAAGACCTTTCATTACTCTTGTTCCAATTCCTTTTCCTTGTTGCTTGGGTGGAACGAAGAGTTGATTTACACGAAGATCACCAGACTTATTATCATGTGAAACATCAACATTTGTTCCTGGATACTTTCTTCCATATGCCTTATCTATTTTAGCAAGAACTTCTTTTGGTGGTCTTGCTTCTTTTGCCTCTGCAATAAATTGAGAGAATGTTTTCATCTTACACCAGTTTCTATATCTTGTCTTCTTTGAGTGCCAGTTACTGTAATTGCTCTTGATCTTAATTTTTTTGCAGCAGGTGGTAGTTCACCCCATTCTGTTGGTTTATCTTTCCAATCATTATGAGGACCAATCTTTTCTTCACGACTTCTTGGTAATTTTGTTCTTTTTGGTGATTGTGGTTTTGATGGGTCTGCTGCCATAGAGAACTTTTCAACAATAGTATGAATCCACTCTTCACTCATATTTGCCATAATCACTAATGCACTCTCGTTAGTATCAGCATAACCTTCATCAATAAGATATTCTTTGATTGTATCAAAATCTTCTTTTCTTATTACAGTTCTATAACCACCTGCTCTTGTTTTATGTGCTCTCAATCCACCCTGAGTGTGTGCTGATCCTTCAGGATCTCTAACAGTTCTTGATGCCCTATCTTCAGGAGTCACACCAGGGCGTCCCCGTTTTCTCAAATCAGTTTGACGCTCTTTACCATCTAGATTAGATTTTATAGTTGCATCTCGGGGATCTTGGCCAGATTTTATTACGTCTTGAATATCCTTAACTTTTCTTCCTCTATCAAGGGAGGATGATTTTGTAGTGTCTAGTCTTCTATCAGCAAACCGTGATGGCGATGGTTCAGTAATATATCTGGCACCGTGGTTGTCCTGTGCCCCACTCATTTTTTGATTTGGAGTTCTACCTGATGGAAGTTTTTCATCAGGATCATATTTTCTTTCATCAAGTTCTTGGTAAATATCCAAATATGCTTCTGAAAGATTTCGATATTCCTGTGAATTCATCTTACAATAACTTTTTAGTTATTTATGTTATTTTACAATCCTCCAGTGCTCATTACCACCACGAGGTAATGTAAAGTAATAACACTTGTTTAGAGAAGCAAGAAAGAGCATTTCATTTTCTTCCTGCTCAACCACGCACGAATGAAAAGAATCCATAATATTTACGAATCTATCTTTTGCATCAGAAGAGACTGGTTGAACGGTCACGAACTTTTTTTTCATTGTCATTGGTTTGGAAGTTGCTTGGTTTGTTCACTCATCTAATATAAGGTATCTTTGGCATCTGGTGTGAGGTCTTGTGCCAGTTGTTTAGGTGTCTTCAATATAATCCCAATCAACAATTCCTGGAAGATCTACAGGAATCTTTTCTATTGCATGAGCAATACTGTCTGCTTGACAATTAAACTCAAAGATTTCACCATCCTCATCTAAATCTGATTTTGTGTAGAAGATTTTAAATTTCATTGAAAAATTTGATCATTTTTAAACCAGTGAAATGATTACACTATAGGGACACTTTACACGTCCCCCCTTATAATCATTTAGAATTAAAATAGCACATAAACTTTGATTTGTCAAGAGGTTAGTTACCAACTTTAACATATCTTGGAGTTTTAAGATCTTCTGCATAAATGTCTTCTATCTTAAATCTTATTCCTTTGAAAATAATGAAACCTCTTCCTGTTGCTAAAGCATACAAGGATAAAATCATTTTCTTTTTAAGTACTTTTTCAATTTGCACATTATGTTTTGCAAAAATGTATCCAAATTCAGCATTAGTTAATATCGTATACGATTTTTGTATTTTTCCAACTACTTTTTTCATAATCTTATCAGTTTCTTTCTTATCCTTTGATTTACTTGCTTCCAATATCAATTTATTCATTTCATTCAATGTAATATTTTTCAAACTCACAAATTTCCCCATACTATTACCGTTTGACAAATATTGAGTATATTCTTTATAAAATTGTTCTATGACTTTTAAATAATTTGTCTCTACGGATTCATATTTTGCTTCGTAATATCTTTGTGCGGGAGTTGTTTTTGTTTTTCCTTTGGCAAACAAAGCACCAGTTAATACTTTTGTTTTTCCATTTTCAACTGAAACCACTGCACCAATTTTTCCTTGAGTTGTTTCAAGAATTTTTGAAATCAATTTCTGATAATTTCCAGATGAAAAAATTGACGTATTTACACTAGAAAGTTTTAAATTACTTGGTATTTTTTGAATTTTATAAAGTTGATTTGACCCAGTAAATCCATTATCTTTACACGATTTATCAAAATAAAATTCTCTCTTTTTTGAAAGATCAGAAAAAAGTGTTTTTAATTCTGGAAACTCATCGGAAAGATCTTCAAATCTTGTTATTGTAGTTCCACCTTCATGATAACCACCTGCTTTATCTGGTTGGAAATAGAAATTATTACCTGCACCAAAGTTTGTAAAAATATTATATGATTTTACATTACCTTTGTAATTAAAAGTGTACTTAACTTCTAATCTATCGTTGGTAGTAAATTTAATATTATCATCTAATGTTATGAATTCATCTATTGCTTTTTCAAATTCTGGAAGTTTAGTATTTTTTTCTTTTACAAGTTTGAGAAGTTGCCCTACAAATTGCAAAAATTGATCATCTGAAGTTTCATTTGGAATATTTCCACTACTATGAAAAGAAAATGGAACTGCTGCAACATTATCAGGGACAGGAGATATTTTTTTTAAAGAAACTCCTATAACATCCTTGGATTCATAGAAAGCATTCATCATGCGAGTGTATCTTATTACTGTCAAATTTGATTTTGATATTATATTTCCTTTGAACTTTAAAATATCTTTTTCTTCAGTTAAAGATTTTAAGGTATTTTTTATTGAAGCAAGATCTGTTTTAATATTATCCGCATCTTGAATTCTTTTTAAAAACTGCGTCAATCTTGGATTATTATTTCTTGGGCATAAAAATATATCAGAAATATTTAACTTATCTGCATTTAAGTTAGCAATAATTCCATTACTTTTACCAGTTTTAAACTTATATAATTTTGAGATTGCAGATGATGCTTTTGTTTTTAATATTTCTCCAATATTTCCACGAGTACCATGTTTTGCAACACCTTTGGTATTTGATCCAACACCACAAAAGATATAATTAGAAAGATTTAAATTTAATCTTTGACGAATTGCAAGAGCAGTCATGTAAGATCCTTTTATCCATATCTCATCTTTTGCAAATCTTTTCTGTAATTCTCCGCTTGTTGTAACTTCTAATTGACAGACATTTTTAACTTTATTCCAATCTTGTCCAGGTGCTTGGATAAAATTATAAAAATCATCATAAGTTGCATCTCGATAAAAAGACAAATATCCCAAAGCAATACATGCAAGATCTTCATTCTGTTTAACTATATCTGCCATAATACTTTTTCAACTATTTAGAAAAAAAAGAGAGATATTTCTATCTCCCCTTTCTAATAATAGGTTGTGGATTACGAATCATTCTTTTATTCGCATAATTAGCATCCATTGCAACATGTCCAGTTCTTGTATTCTGTACAACTGGTTTTTCTGTACTTGTTTTTGGTTTTGATGTAAGTCCTTTTGGAATATCAGATGTCTTTTGTATACTTTGAGTAGATACACGATACGACACTACTGCCGGTTTTTTATTTCTTTGTTTTGAGGTAAACTCTGCGTATTTTGCTGCTTTCTTACGATCAGGAGTTACATAATGTCCAGGACCCTCACTTCCTTGCAAAGAAGGTTTAGGTCCTGTATTTTTAATAGATGTTACAGAGTCTTTATCAGAACCATGATGAAATGTTTTAAGACTAATTCTTTTTGTTGCTTCTTCTAAAAACTCAGAAAACGTTTTCATATGAAAAAAACAACCTTTACATATTTATAATATCAACTTTGCAAGGTCTTTATATCTTCTTCAAAATCTGTAATTTGTTTCTTGTCGTGATAATAAGTCCACATCGCATTATGTAGGGTCATCAACTCATCGATAAAAAATGCCTCTGGATAAACACCAAGTTCATGCATCAGTCCTCGGTGTGATGTTCCTTCTCTTTCTGCCTTACATATAATATAACAAAATGCCTCAACTGCCTTATACTTATCCTCGGCAGAGAGCATATGATACCACCCTACAGATGCCTCAATACTTTTCTGATGTGCCACTGCAAGATCTTCTCTCAATTTTATCATTTCTGGTGAATTAAGAGACTCTAATAGGGTATTCTTCTTTGATTGTTCTTCCTGAAATTTAGGAGAGTCAATCAGTTCTCCAGTTGAAACCTCATTAAATCCAAATGGTTTTTTCACTTTATTGTCCATAAGGGTTTTCTCCTCCTTCGTATTTTTTCATCATACCCTCAACTTTATCCAATAACTTATCAGTCTGAATAAGTTGATCCAATTTTGCAATCATATCTGCAATCACGCAAGAAACATATGGAGATTCTTGACGTGCAGAATATGAAAGTGCATTTCTTAAATGACTTTCTGCTTCTTTTACACTTTCTTCAACCGAGTTCGACAATGCCATAGTTATAATCCGGGTGTTGTTTTTTGAATTCCAGAAGTTCCTTTTCTGTCTTAAAGTATCTACAGAGGGAAGCATTTGGATGCTCCTTATAAGTCCATTTGAGTTTTAACATAATCAACAGGCATCCATATTCATAATCCAGAAACCATCATCAGTCATCGTATATCCCGCAGCAATCATCTCATCATCAG